GGCGAAGCAGTGCGCGTCATGCACTTCGGACAGGCGGACCTGACCAACCGGATCAAGCAATCCCTCGTGGATGCCCGGTACTTGTTGTATCTCTCGAACGACGGACGGCCCTATCTGTAAGCTGCCCGGCACCCACAAACAATAAAAGAAAGTAGGCTCTCCAATGGCACGTATTGAACTTCGATACTGCACCATCATCCTTCAGGATGGTCTCGGCCTAGCCGGTGCGGATGGCGTTACCATGCCCACCGCCAAGGTGGCCACCACGGCTGCTACCGCAGCCGCCACTTCGCTCACGCTGAACGACGTTGTTATCCCCCGCGCCAAGAACACGGCCAAGGTTCCCCTCGGGGCACGCTTCACGCTGGCCTCGGAAGCGGGCGAACTGATCCACATTGTCACCGCCCGCACGCAGAGTAGCGAGGACGTGACCACGGCGATCACCTTCTCGCCGCCGCTGGCTGCCGCCGCGACCACGTATGCTGTTGGCGACGTGCTCACGATCCTCTCGCAGCAGTTGGAAATCAAGATCGGCGAAGGCAACTGCACCTACGACGAAAAGAAGGAATACAAGTACGACCTGGAGCGCGGCAACCTGGACGCCGTGCGCGAAGGCAACGAAGTCCCCGTGGAGATGAAGTTCGAGTGCGTCTACGAGCACATCACCACCGGCACGAGCGAACCGCTGTGCCCGATGGATGCCCTCAAGGGCCAGGGTGCGGGAGCCGAATGGGTCACGTCCGGTCCCGATCCGTGCGAGCCCCATGCCGTGGAAGTGACCATCACGTACACGCCGCCGTGCTCCGGTGCGGACATCGAGATCACGTCCTTCCCCGACTTCCGTGCCGACTCGAAGGCCATCGACTACAACAAGGCGATGATCTCCGTGGCCGGCAAGTGCAATGTCACCGAGGCCGTCGTGTCTCGCGTGCCGCAAGCCTAACGACTCCCCGGTCCTCTTTTACTTTCAAGTAGAAAGACCGGTTGACCCGGCCTACACGACCGGGCCTTGATACGAGGGCAGTGCCGGCATTCGCCGACGCTGCCCTTCCTTTTCCTTTGGTTTTCTTTTTCTTCACCTTTTCATTGCGAGGGAGAAACGCACATGAAGATCGCCGGTATCGACCCCAACAGTTTGTCTCGTGAAATGCTCCTGGTTCTGCCCCGTGGCGAATCGCAGATCGTCTTTCGGGCCAAGGGCCTCAAGGACATGAGCGAGTTCAACGCCATCTGTCCGCTGCCCAAGCCACCGGGCAAGCTGACCAAGGACGGCTTCGTCCCCAACCACAACGACCCGACCTACCAGCAAATCCTGACGCAGTGGAGCGCCAAGCGACTCGGCTTCATGGTGGCCCGCACGCTGGAACCGACCCAGATCGAATGGGACACGGTGGACATCGCCAACCCGGCGACGTGGACCGAATGGGAAAACGACCTCAAGAACGGCGGCCTGAGCCAGTTCGAGTGCAACCGCGTGACGGCCCTGGTGCTGGAAGCCAACAGCCTCGACGACGGCAAGATTGAAAAGGCCCGCGCGGTTTTTCTTGCTGGTCAGGAGCAAGCGCCCGCAAGCAACTCTGGCCCACAGACCGAACAGGCGAGTACACCGTCTGGGGTGCCTGCGAACGGCTAGGGATTCTGCCTCCTGGCGTTCAGCCAGCCTGGGATGATTGCGGGATCGAGGCCCAAGCCTTGATTATCGCCTATCACCAGACTCGGACTTATGACGAGAGCGAGCGGGAGGCTCAACTGGCAGGGGCACGGATGCCCTAATGGCCAACTGCGGAGGCTTCTGACCATGAAATTCACGGGAACTTTTTATGACGCATGGATTGATCTTGACGGCTACCAAGCGGCCCTGGACACGGCCATGAGGGAGATCATGGCCCAGGCCGTGATGGAGTGGCTCAGCGCCGTTTTGGATGAAATTCCTTTTTGGAGCGGTGCGTCGCGGGCTACCTTCGTGAAACTCGCCGAGACTATCGGCATGAGTGTGCCGAGCGTGGCCAGCGTGCTGCCGGGGTCGAGGGGCGGGGCCTTGCACACGGTCGGCGACCGCACCAGCCTGGGCCAAGAGAACAGCCAAGGCAAGCTGAACCTCAACGAGCCACCGGGCTTCTACACCTTCACCTATCAAACCAGTCTGCCGCACCTGATCTGGAACGAATATCACAACGCCAATCAGGAACCGGACGAGACGAAGTGGAAGCCACCGGCCTTGCTGCTCAAGCCTGGCCCCTATGAGTTCCAGGCCAAGGGCCTGATCGCTTTCAATCGCTTTGCCAAGGGCGTTGTCTTGCCGAGCGTGGCTCCCTTTGTGAGAGGCACGCGGATGGAAGTGGGGTAACACCATGTCGGACGAAATTGTCTCTACACTGGGCTTTAGCTGCAAAGATGCGCTCGACCAGTTGGCGAAGATGGATCAGATGTTGGAGGGCATGGGCGAGCGCTTCAACGACCTCGGCACCGCCATGTCCTCCTGGAACAGCCGCGCCGAAGCCACGGTCACGATCCTCAAAGACCTCGCTACCTATGCCAGCAGCGCGGCGTCGGCGATGGGCAAACTCAACGCCAACATGAACAAGGCGGGCGGACAGGCTGCCGCGCCGCCGCCAGCGCCCGAGCCGGCCAAGTCGAAACTCTGGCTGCCGCCCGATGTCCAGGCGGACATCGACAAGACGAAAGACTCCATCAAGCCACTCAACGAAGTGTTGGACGACGGCCAGAAGAAGGCAGGCGGCTTCACGGTCAGCTTGCAGATGCTCTCGCGGATCGTGATTACCCAGGCCATTGTGCGGGCGATCAGCGGGATTCGGGACGCCATGAGCGAGGCCATCACTTCGGCGATGGACTTCCAGAAGCGGATTTCCGAATTGAATTCCATCATGGCCTCTCCCAAAGAGAGCATGGACGGCTTGAAGTCGAGCATCGCCGGCCTGGCGACCGAGTTCAACTTCCCCTTGGCGCAGGTCGCCGAGGCCGAATACCAGGCCGTGTCCGCCCAGTTCGTGACCACCGCCCAGCGGGCCGACGTAATGACCGCTTCCTTGAAGCTGGCCAAGATCGGCGTCATGGAACTCAACACGGCGACGAACCTCATTACCGGGGCATTGAACGCCTATGGCCTGGATTCGAGTCAAGCCACGCTGGTGGCGGCAAAGTTCTTTCAGACGATCCAGGACGGCCGGGTGCGCGGCGAGGAACTCGCTGCTTCGCTGGGCAAGGTTCTGCCCGTGGCCGCCGAATTGGGCGTGAGCATTGATGAAGTCAACTCGGCGATGGTCCAATTGACCGTGGCCGGCGTCAAGGCCCCGGAAGCGGCCACCAGTATCCGCAGTTCGATGATGGCTTTGATTAAGCCTTCGGCCGATATGAAGAAGGCCCTGCACGATGCCTTCGGCATGGACTCCGGCGAACAGATGATCGGGGCCTACGGCTACCAAGGGGCACTCGACAAGCTGCGTGATTCGACGGACGGCACGATTGCCGAGTTCGTCAAGCTGATCCCCAATGTTCGGGGCATCAACGCCGGACTCCGCGAGACAGGCAGCAATGCCGAGAAGGCGGCAGCCGAGTTGGAACGGATGCACGCTGCCAGCGCCGAGTCGATGAACAAGGCGTACAAGATATTCATTGACACCAACGCGGAAAAGGTTTCCGCCGAGTTGAATAAGCTGCAAGTCTGGTTGACCACGGAACTTGGTCCCACCCTGCTGCAAGGCGTGTCTTCGGTCTTGGCCTTTGCCGGTGGCACGAGCACGCTGACTTCGGCGATTTCCGCCCTTGCCGGCCCGATAACCGTCGTGGTTGCGGGCCTCGCGCTGTGGGGCGTGGGTGCAGGTGCGGCGGCCGCGCAGACGGCCCTCCTCTCAGTGGAGATGACGGGACTCAATGCGGCGCTCGGTGTTGCGGGCGTTGCTCTGATTGCCTATTTCGCCGGCTCATTCATCGACAACAAACTCCATGCGGCCATGATGAAGGCCCGCCAGGACTTCGAGAAGCAGGCCGCCGAGGACGAAGCCGCCGCCGACGCCAAGCGACAGGCGAAGACCACCGCCGCCGACGAGAGCAACAAAGAGATCGGCCAGCGGATCAAGCAAGAAATCGCCGAGATCAGCAAAGCCTACAACGCCTTGGTCGATAGCACCAAGGAAGCCGACAAGGCGATGGAGGAGAGCGCCAAGACTTCGATGGAGGCAATGGTCGCCACCAAGGAAAAGGAAGCCAACCTCCTCAAAGACCTGGCGAAAGAGTGCGAAAAGGCCATCGAAGATTCTCACAAGCGGATCAACAACATCCTGGCCGAGAAAGAGGATAAGCAGTTCGAGTTCAAGCAGAAGCATGACAACGCAGGCGCAACAGCCCATCAGCGGGAAGACGAGTCGATGGCCAACAAACTCGCCCGCCAGGGCGAGAAGGAAATGGCCAACGCCAAGTCGCCCGAAGACCTGGCGAAGGCCGAAAACGCCTTCAAGCGGGCCGAGAGCTACGCCAAGATGGCCATATCTTCGGCCCAGACCACCGGCAACGTGGCCCTGGAAAAGGAAGCCGAAGGCACGCTCCTGGGCATCATGGATCAGCGCCTCAAGGGCGAGAAAGAGTTCGACAGACTCAAGGAAGCCCAGCGTCAAGAGGCCGCTCAAGCCGCTGGGGTGCAAAAGTCCGAAGGCGAGGAAATGCGGACCTTGATGAAGGACATCAACAAGGAAAGCGCGCTCTTCGACGCGAAGGGCAATCCGCTCAAGGCCGACATGCGGGCGAAGAACGAAGAAAAGGCCATGCAGGACAAGGCCAAGTTCTTCAAGCTCTTCGGCGACACCAGTTTTGACGCCTCCCCGCTGCTGAACTTCCCTGGTCTGCACAAGAAGATGGAAGACGCCATGAAGGAAGGCGTCACGACGGTGCAGATCGACAGCCTGATAGCATCTCCCGCAGCGATCCACGGGTTCAACAAGCAGATCAACGATGGCCTGGATATTTCCAAAGCCTATCAGAAGTTTGCCCCTGGCGTGGATATGTCCGCCATGAGCCCCACGGAGATGCGCGAGGCAGCGGACAAGGCCACGGACGCCAAGATCGAGCAAGCCGACAAGATCAACAAGGCCAACGACGCCATTGCCTCCTCGGAGGAGAAAATCGGCCACAAGGTCGTCGAGATCGAAGGCCAGATGCAGATTTCCTACGGCAAGACGGCCCGTTTCGTGGATAGCGTCAAAACCGTTGCCAGTGCTTTGCCTGCCGGCGTGACGAAAATCTGGGACTTCTTCGCGGGCAACGAGAACAAGACCTTGGGAGTCGGTGATTTCGCCGATCAGTTCGGCAAGATCGAGAACAGCATCAAGTTTCTTACGAGTCACCACGAGGCGGCCACACCGGACGCCTACACGGACTTGCTGGCGAAGGTCAATGCCCTCAATGCGAATGCGCCTATGGGAATGGGCAACAGGACGGAAAGCCTGACCCTGCAATTGAAAGACCTGAAGGACGTGGTTGACCAGGAAGAGAAGCTGAAGGCTCTCCGCGCCGGCAAAGATAAGATGGGCGAGGAAGGGTCGAAGGCGCAAGACTATCTGAATTCGCAGAAGAACTTGCACCCCGAGCCGATCATCCCCAAGATGTCCGACGAGGAGATCAAGGCCAACCTGCTGAAGACGACGCAAGACATCTTGCCCGCCTTCATCAACGGCCTGGCAGCGGCAGCCGCCCAGATGGATAAGATCGCGGCATCATCCCAGGCCATCAAGATGCCGACGGTGGCCAGTCAGAATGGAATGACGGCCGCCCACGGCGGGACGGCCTGGAACTTCCTGGCCAGCGGCGGTGAATCGCGGGGCACGGACACCCACCACGCGATGCTCAGCGACGGCGAAATGGTCATCAACGCGAACTCCGCACGGAAGTTCAGTTCGCAACTCACGGCCATGAATGCTGGGGTTCGCCCCAGTTACCATACCCACGGCGGTAGCGTCACCAACGTCGGCGACATCAACGTCTCGGTCCACGGCAGCGGCAGCGACCGCAACATGGGCAGGACCGTCGCCACGGAAATCCGCCGCGAACTGCGGCGAGGCTCCTCGACGCTTTCGTAAGGCTTCGACAACACCGGCAAGGGCTCGTAGGTGCCCAGCATCTACGAGCCCTTTTCTTTTGACTCCAACAACTTCTAGGGAGAATCCTAATGAAAGACAACCTGAACATGGGCCAGTCCGCTGGCGTCGAACTGGTGCGCGCTCCGAAGTCGCCTTGCGACAACGTGAGCCCCAAGGGCCGTTTCACCGTCGAGCACTGGCGCGGCGGCAAGAAAATCGCCGACTACGAATTTCCCAACTTCATCACCAACGAAGGCCGCAGCCTGCTGTTGAACCTGATGTTCGCCCATACCGGCACGCAGATCACGTCCTGGTTCATGGGGCTGGTCGATACGGTCAGTTTCTCGACCTATAACCAGACCGACTCCTATGCCCAGGTCGGCGGCACCAACGGTTGGAGAGAGAACACGGCCTACACCGACGACCTGAACAGCGGCAACGCCAACACGCGGCCGGCATGGAATGCCGGCGCGGCGACGGTCAACACCAATGTGGCCCAGGTCACGAATGCGACCACGGCCGTCTTCGACATCACCAGCAGCGGCGTGATTGCCGGGCTCTTCATCTGCGGCGGCATCACGGCCTGCCAGACGAAGAGCGACCATACCACGGGTGGCACCCTCTGGTCCGCTGCCGCCTTCACGTCAGGGAACGTGACGGTGCAGAACGGCGACCAGTTGAAGGTCACGTATACGGTCACGGCCTAAGCCTGACCCGTTCGATCTCTCCCTCGCTTGGCTGGGGACCGGAGCAATCCGGTCCCCGGCCTTGTTCTAACCTTGGAGCGCGCCCATGTCTGTCACAATCAATGCTCTACTTGTAGGCGGCGGCAGTGGCGGCGGGGCGGGCTGCGGCGGTGGTGGCGGTGCCGGCCAAGTCGTCCCCGTGACGATCACTTTGACCGATCTCTTGTCGGTCGTCCTCGGTGCTGCTGGTGCCGGCGCACCGGGCGGCGGGAGCAACAACGGGGCAAACGGCGGCAATACGAGCATCGGCAGTTACACGGCTTTGGGCGGCGGCGGTGGCGGCGCAGGGGGTGGAAATCCCAACAACGGCCTCTCGGGCGCTTGTGGCGGCGGTGGTGGCGGCTATCACGGCGGTGTCTATACGTCGGGCGGCGCTGGAACCAACGGCAACGCAGGCGGCGGCGGCTCGGGCTCCGGCCCGGATTATTCCGCTGGCGGCGGTGGCGGCAACGGCACTGCTGGTGCGACTGGGACCAATACCACGGGCGGCAACGGCGGCGACGGCGTGGCCAGCGCGATCACAGGCTCGACCGTTTATTACGGGGCGGGCGGTGGCGGTGCTTGCGGCGGCGGCAGCGGCACGCCCGGCACGGGCGGCAACGGTGGCGGCGGTACGGGCTCTCCCACGGGGACCGGTGCGAATGCCACGGGCTACGGGTCGGGCGGCGGTGGCGGTGCCTACAATAACGGGTACTACGGGGGCGGCAATGGCAGCAGCGGTATCGCCATCGTATCGTTCCCTGCCGGCTCGGACGTGGCCTACACAGGAACCTATACTATCGGCTCGGACGGGGCCGGAAACACGGTTTGGACGCTGACTTCGCCCGGCGTGATTTTGCTGGCAACTCCGTCCAGCGCGACATCGACCGTCTTCCAGCGGATGTGCCCCTTGACGCTCAACGGCTCGCTTGTGAGCGAGACCGGTACGTATGCCGTGCTCTTTGACGGCAGCGGTGATGCGGCGACTTTCGGCACACGTCTGCCGGATGAACTTTTCATTCTCTGTCAGGCAAACGGCGGCGACCTTTACTTCACGCTGGATGCCCAGGGCACGGCACGATTGCCGGCTGAGTTGGTCTGGATCAACACGGCCACCAAGCAGGCTGAAATCTGGGTGGCTGCCCCGTTGATCGCCGGGACCGACCGCACGATCTACGTCTGGTATGCGAGCACAGTTACCTTGACACAACCGGCAGCCAGCGCCCCCTACGGCGCGAATGCTGCCTGGGATGCTGTCGGCAATATGTGCGCCGTATATCACTTTGGCACGCCATCAACGTGGTCCGGCCTTGACTCGACACGATCTGGCAATAATATCGGCGGCGGTACGACGGCCGCAGGTTTGTTTGGCGGCGGTGTGGCTGCTGGCGGCGGCTCATACACGGGCTCCGTGTATCAAGTGCCGGTCGGCGGCGAGGCCCGCACCTTTCAGACCTGGATTAAAGTCACCAGTGGCGGCGCTGGTGCCATCGGCGGTTGGGGTGCTAACCCTAATCTAAACAGCAATCCATTTACCGGCCCTCGCTGGGACCATTACTATACATCTTCCCCGTCTCAACTACAGGTGGAGACCGAAGGACAGGCCGCAGTCTTTAACTGGACGACGGATAGCAATTGGCACGCGATGGTGTCGGTCAATCCGCCAGCCAATACGAATCAGAATAACATTCTGATGTATCTGGATGGCGCATCGCAGACTGTCGTGGGGCACGGTGCTTATGGCGATACTTTCGGCACCAGCAGTGCCAGCATCGCCATAGCCTCTATCCCTGGATACTTTGGCGGCCCCTTTCCAGGTTTGATCGACGAATTCCGCATCAGCAGTGCTGCGAGATCGGCCAACTATCTGGCGACAGATTTTGCCGCTCAGAAGAGCACCGTCTTCGTGACGGTCGGCACGCCGGTTTCGGTAACGCTGGTAGCGGCATCGACGGTCGCCCCGACGAAGTGCCTGCGGACTTGCGCCTTGACGATCAACGGCTCGCTGGTGGCCGAGAGCAACACCTATGCCGTGTTGTTTGACGGCAGCGGCGATACGACGAAGTTTGGCGTCCGTCTGCCTGATGAACTTTTCACGCTTTGCCAAGCGAACGGCGGGGACATTTGCTTCACGTCGGATGCGGCTGGCTTGAAGTCCTTGCCGATGGAGCTAGTCTCCATCGACACCGCAGCCAAGACGGCCGAAATCTGGTCGGCCATGCGACTCGTGGCCGGCAGCAACGTGACGGTCTATGTCTGGTATCAGAGCAGCAGCGGTGTGCTCTCACAGCCGGCAGCCACGTCGGCTCTGGGTGCCCAGGCCGTATGGAACGGCTTCTTGGGTATCGGCGGCGGTGACGGCTGGGCAGCTTTTGTCAGCCACGACGGCGGACAGACGGACTCGACCGGAAACACGACACCGACACCTTCGCTGGTTTTTCCAATAACGGGTCAGATAGGCGGCGCGTGTAATTTTAACCCGCTCTATGCGCAATCCTCCAACGTCACGATCTCCAACCAGACTATTCTCAACACCAGCAACGCCTGGACGATGCAGATATGGGAACAGTGGGAGGCTGTGAACGACTACTACCAGCTAATCCGACTGGGCCAGAGTGGCTCGACTGAGTTCACTTCGGTCATTGGAAAAGTTGGCAGCAGCGGTTTGGTGGGCAACACGGTTTACTGTGGCTTCCGCGGCTACGCAGCTTTTGTAAGCACCAGTGCGACCTACGCGATTGACAACAATCAAGGTAGCTGGCACCAGCACGCCATCACCTACAACGGTGGCGGCGTGACGACGCTGGCGAACTTTAACTATGTGATTGACGGCACGCCTGTCACGCTGAGTTCTTTTTCCGCCCCTGGCGGCGGCTCAGGTGCCGGCATTGTTATCGGCCTCGATAGCAACGGCGGCGGTCAGCTTATCGGCAACACGGATGAAGCGCGGATCACGATTGGAAACCGGTCGGCCAATTACTTGGCTACCGATTTCAACATCCAGAGCAGCACTTCGTTCATTACCGTAGGCACGCCTGCGGCGGCTGCGGCAAGTACGCCTACCAACAGCCTCTTGGTACTCCCGCCTGTGCGGCGCGAGCAATTCAAGAACCTGGCGGCTACGACGCTGGCGAGTAACATCGCGGCGACGGACACGGTGATAACCGTGACGAACGGGGCTTTGCTGCCGGGGTCGGGCGACTTCCGCCTGATCGTAGGCAGTGAAATCATGCTCTGCGCGAACATCGTCGGCAACGTGCTGACGGTCTTGCGCGGCATGGAGAACACGACGGCCGCCGAGCACGTCAGCGGTGCTACCGTGGCCCACGTCCTGACGCAAGGCTCGCTGACGGCTTTGCTGCAAGACAATGTGCCCTATGCGGGCAGCTTGCAGCGGCCTTTCCGACTCGTGGACGGCCTCGGCAACCCCTTGACGCTGGCCAATTTCGGCGTCATTGCTCAGGTCGGAGGCGGATTCGTCCGTCAGGTCGGCAGCGGGATTGAAGTCACGATCCGCTATGGCAACGGCAACTACTACGGTCTTTGCCTGACACGCCCCTTGCCTGCCTCTTCGCAAGTCACGGCCTGCGTGACGGGACTCAGCACGACCTGGGGTAGTCTTGCCGATGTCGGTCTGGGCCTGATGAATCTGGCGAGTTTTCAGGAAGCTGCGGGCAGCGGCGGCAACGCACGGGTCATTTCGTGTTGGTTTGGCGATCAAACCAAGCTGACGGTTGCCCAATGGCTCGCCACGAACAGCCGGAGTGGCGTTCCTTACAGTGCCAATTTCAGCACAGTATCTCGCCTCTGGTTGCAGGTGCGGCTCAATGGCGATGGCACGTCATCCTATTACGCCTCCGCTGACGGCATGAATTGGACGTTGATCTATACCTACGCCGCCACGTCACCGGCGCTGGATACCGTGTTCTTCTGGGCCGGTACGGACAACAATGCGCAAGAGAGTGGAACTCTCCTGGCGTGGGATGAAGGGGCCTAAGCATGAGACGCGAACAACTGATGAACAATGCGGCCACGACGCTGACAGCCGGCGTCGATGGTGCGGCCACGGCTCTCTCCGTGGCCAGTCCGGGTGTCTTTTCTGCTACGGGCGATTTTCGCCTGCTCGTGGAAAAGGAACTCGTGCTCTGCACGGCCGTCAGCGGCAATAGCCTGACCGTTGTTCGCGGAATTGAAGGGACCACGGCCGCCGCCCATGTGAGCGGCGTGGCCGTGGTCAACGTCCTCTCACAAGGCGGCGTCCAGGCATTTCTGCGGGACAACATCCCCTTGGCCGATACCCTGCCGCCTCTGCGGCTCGTGGACAACAACGGCAACCCCCTTACGCTCGGTAGCTTTACCGTGATAAAGGCCGGGGCCGCTCCCGTCATCAAGCAGCTTGGGGCGGCGATCACGGTCAATCGACGGGCGACGATCAGCACGTCTTGTGCGACGTGGTTGACCCGGCCTCTGCCTTCGCAATTTCCCTTTGTGGTCACGGCCTGCGTGGGCGGAATGGGGCTGGGCGGTGGCACAAACCTCAACACCGGTCTCGGGCTTTGCAATTCGCTCACGGGCGTCGGTGTTGCCATCCTCTACTCGCCGATCACTTCGCAGATCACGGTGCAGCAGTTCAGCGCGACGGGCACAGTCAGCGGTGCGAGTTGGGGCAACGCGAATTGGTCGAGTACGCCCTACATCAGCTATTTGCCCCGGATGTGGCTTCGCGTCTGCTCCAACGGGGCATCGGCCGTCTTCAGCATTTCCAGCAACGGCCTGACTTGGACGCCGATTCAGTATCAGAACTTGAGCGGCCTCTTCGGCTCGTCGCTGCCGGATAAGGTCGGCTTCCTGGCCCAGTCCGCCAACGCCCAAACGAGCACAGCCAATCTTTTTGCCTGGGACGAAGGGGGCAATCCCACCGAATCGGGATTGATAAGCTGGCATAAATGCAATGAGAATCCCTCCCAGGGTCTCATATTCGATTACGGGCCAGCGAGTTTGCACCTACAGGTCAACGGCACCTTCGGCAGTACCGGCCTGCAAACCTCACCCTCGGCGGTGACGGATGTACCTCGCCTGCCGTTTACCAGCAGCCTCAGCTTCGACGGCTCGGCAGGTTGTTTCAATGGCAGCTACTCCGGGGCAGCCGATTTTGGCATGTGGGCCATCGGCGGTGTGGACCGGACCTATGCCATGTGGTTCAAGTCCACGGCAGGCGGAAATCTGCTCGGCCACGGCGTAGTAGCCAATAACCAGCAGTTTGTGATACAGCTTGGCGCGGGTGGTATCGGTGTGGATATGGGCTGGGCCTCGACCAACACGGTCGCACCCAGTAGTTGGCCGACTCCCTATAGCACCTGGCCGGATGGAAACTGGCATCACCTGGCCCTGGTCATTTCCGGGGGTGTTGCGATCTACTATATCGACGGCGTGCTGGTGCCCACGGATCATACCAATGGAGTCAATACGCAACCCGGCTGCCTTTGCTTCTCGCGGCGGGCGACGGGTGCCGGCGACCAGAACTACACAGGCAAGGTCTGCGACATGCGGGTCTACAATTACGCCCTCAGCCAGACCCAGGCGGCCAATCTCTACAATGGCCTCAACGCGGACGGCTCGGCGATTGTCTTGTAAAGCGAAAAGGTGACAACATGATCCGACGCGAACAGCTTGCCAACAACGCCGTATCCAAGCTGAACGGTGCCATTACGTCTATCGCAACAAGCCTCACCCTGAAGACCGGGGATGGGGCCTTGTTTCCCGCCGCAGGTGATTTTCGCTTGATGCTGGGCGAGGAGATTTTGCTTTGCACGGCCCGTTCCGGCGACACGCTCACCGTGGTGCGCGGCGTCGAAGGGACCACGGCCGCCCCTTACGGCAATCAAACACCGCTGGCCTCGATTGTGACCACCGGCGCGGTGCAGACCTACTTGGCCGACAATCTGCCTTGGGCCGGAGCCCAGCTTCCCTTTCGCATCGCAGATGCCAACGGCAAGTCGCTGCAAATCGGCAACGCCCTGAGCGCCGGTGATTTCGGCGTCGTCGATCCCGACCATAATTCGGTAGTGACGCAAAGCGGCAATGCAATCTCGGTCTTCAAGCCCTCCGGTTCGGGCATTGCAGCGGGCATGTACCTGACTCGACCGCTGCCCTCCGGGGCCGTGATCCAGCTTGTGGCCTGCGTGGATGCGGGAGCCAACAACAACTCCGGCTGGGCGGGCTACAAAGGCATTGGCTTCCGGTGCAGCACGACGGGGGCTGTTTCCCTTTTGCAATGGTGTCCAACCTCGTCCCAGGTTTTCGTTCGCAAGGATCAAACCGGAACGGACCCAGTATCCACCCCCTATAATCTGGGTCCGACCAGCCTGTCCTGCAACGAACGGCTGTGGATTAAGGCCGCCCTGGTGACGGATGTGGGAATCGGCTGGGCCTTCTACATCTCCAACAACGGCATCGACTGGATTCTTGTCTGGGGCGGCAGCACGCAACAGGACGACACCTTCGGCGGCGGCGTGCCCGATCAGTTGGTGTTTTACTGCGTGGCACAAAACAACTTGGCCACGAGCCATACTTTGCTTGCCTGGTACGAAGGCTACACGGCCGATCTGCCGGAGGCAGGGCTGGTCGCTTGGTACAAGCTGAATGACGCCGACCCCACGGGCGGCCTTGCTGATTCCTCCGGCCTGGGCAATCACTTGCAGCACTTGGCCTGTGGCACATGGCCGAGCCTTTCCACGGACGTGCCGGCGAACCTTGCCGGCCCCAATCGAGGCAGTGTTATCTTTCCCTTGAGTGGTTCGGGCGCGGTCGTCGTGCGGGATACGACCGAGGGCACCGGCGTGGGCGGTTGGAGTTTTCCTTTTGGATACGACCCGCGAACCCTTTCTCTCTGGTTCAAACTGCCCTCCTCGGTGAGTTGGTCAGGTGTCGCCAATTGTGCCTTCAGTTATGGGACGCAGAACCCAAGCACCAATTGGAGCACGAATATAAATCCCACCAGCATCGGCCAGGACTACGACTATGGTGGCTCTTCAATCGCGGCCGTTCCCAGCCAGGACGTTTGGCACCACCTGGTTATCGCCCTGCCTGCTGGCTACCCGACCAACAATCCCTTGTACTATCTGGATAGCGTGAGCCAGTCGGTCTCCGTCAGTGGCAATACCTCCAACGATCAACTGGCGCAAGTGGCCGTGGGCGGCATGGCGCAATTGGATATGAATGGCAGCTTTCCGCAGTATCGCTTCCGTGGTCTCTTGTGCGACATCCGCCTTTACAATCGGGCTCTCACTCAGGCAGAGGTCACGAACCTCTACAACGGTCTGAATGCAGACGGGACGACCCCAGTAATCTAGCGAGGTAATCTCATGGGTGCATTTACCGGCAGACTTGGAGTTGTCCCCGCAGAGTTGGCCAATATCATCGTCGGTGCCGACGTTACGAACTTCGGCGGCACGAACGACACCGACGCCCTGGTGATGGGCGATGCCGCCTCGGCGTCCCTGGTCCGCATCCAGTTGCCCTTGACGCCGATAATGACGGCCGATAACGCGCCTATCGGCGTGGCCAGTTCATCGACCCTCTTCGGCGCAGGCAGCGCTCCCGCCTACCGCGCCTTTGACGGCGGCAACGACGACAACCACATGAGCGTGCTGGCCGCCGCCTACCCGGTGTGGTGGCAGTACCAGTTCGCCCAGCCGCAAAAGGTCGAATGCTTCGCCCTGTGGAGCCGCTCGGACAACTACCCGGCAGAAATGCCCCGCAACTTCCGGCTCTTGGGCTCGGACGACGGCATCAATTGGATAACCCTGGCGACAATTACGAACGCCTCCAACTGGTTGGCCAATCAGAAGCGGGTCTTCGGAGTTGGCCTCCCTGATTGGTACACCTATTACCGGCTCTCGGTCACGTCCAACAACGGCGACCCCAGCCAAGTCTCGCTGGGCGAGTTGTTCCTGTACGGGCCGCCCAATCTGGTTCCGATCATGTCGGGCAACACCACGCCTTCAGGCGTCGGTGTAGCGAGTTCCTCGGATGCGTCGTCTACGGCCTACATGGCGTTTGACAACGCCTACGACAATACCAGCATCACCACGATAGCGGCCGTGCCTACCTCCGGCGCTCCGGTCTGGTGGCAATATCAGTTCAATGGCCCCACGGAAGTTGTCTCACTCGCTTTGTGGGCTCCCCTCGATCCCACGCATGTCAATGAAATGCCCCAGGCTTTCAGCCTGCAAGGCTCGATTGACGGCAGTACGTGGGCCACGCTCACCAACGCGATCTCTGCGGAGACGGGCTGGAACGCGGGTGAGCGGCGGGCCTATCCGCTGGCGATCACGGGTTCCTACACCTATTATCGGCTCTTGGCCACGGCGAATAACGGCGGCTCGGTCACGTCCATCGGCGAACTCTACCTCATGGCAGAGCGTATCCCGGCCGAACTGGCGAGTTCCAAAGACGCCCTCACTCTTGGCCATCGGGCGACACTCCTCGTATCGCGTGGCGTAAATGCTGTAGACGCAGTTGTCTTGAATGACGCTCCCTACTATGGGCGACCGTTCAACGGCACTGTGACGGACAGCCTGGCTTTTGCCGAACCGAATACGGCGGGGCACAGCTTTGCGGTCGGCGTATCGGATACCCTTTCCGTTACGGACAGGGGCGTCTGGCACAGATCGGTGGAAGAGGCCAACACCGGCGCTCTGCAAGTTTTCGACAGCGCCGTCGCCTCGGTCGCCAAGCGAATTGCCGATCCGCTGACCGTCGCGGATCACGCGACCGTCCGTAAGGTAACGCACGCCAAATCGGTCGATACGGTCACAATGACCAGCCAAGCTGGCGGCCACGACGCCGCGCAGCGTGCCGCCGTCACCGATGCGATCAAGCCCAAAGACGCTGCCATCGCCCGGAACGCCGCACAGCGTATCACTGTTACGGACGCCCTTGCTGTGTCGGACAGTTCATCTGTCCATAACACCAAGATACGGTTGTCGGTACAAGACTCGATCTCGACCCTTGCGGATTCAGGAGTCTTGGCCTATCACAGCCCGAAGTGGGTCTCGGCCACCAATGCCTTGAAGCTGTCGGATATTGCCGGCGAGGCCGGGCCGGTCTACGTCAGCGCGATTGATCCCCTCACCCAGCTAACTTCTTCGACTACCGACCCTGATACGTTGGAGGAAATCGACGTTTACACGGGCTTGCAGGATTCCGCCGTGGCGAACACCCGGCACCCCTCGCAAGTTCAAGTAGACCGGCTCCCCCTCGGACAGATCGCCCATTGCGGAGTGGTTCGGCCCGACAACGCCGCTGGCGTCCACACGGCCGGGGCGACCGACGCCCTGGCCCTCGGTGACGCTTCGCAGATAGTCCTGCCGACTGGCGAGAGGGACCATCTCGTCCTCGGTGACATGGCCTTGGTCACGGTCGGCAAGCCGACCACCGATAAGCTGTCGATTGGCGACAAGGCATCGGTCAGGGTCATACGTGCCCTGCACGCTACGGACAATATCGTCGTCGAACAGTCGTTCGTCTACGTCTTGCCCTATACACTGGTGAAGAGGGACTATCATCCCTTCGTCGGCAGCGGCACGGCCGGCGACCCGGCACCGCCGCCCACGACCTTGACCGGCCCGAACCCTTCGGCACCCGGCGAGTTCACCTTGTTCTATCCGGCGACGGGCACGGCAACGGACACCCTGGTTCTGCGTGCCCCGGAGTTCGGCAACAAGGATCGTTTGCAGTTCAACCGCATCAGCCGCGAGACTCGCGGCGGCACGTTGATCGTTTACGCGGACCCCATGTGGCCGAAGACTCAGACGCTTGTGCTGACCTTCTCGGCATTGAAGCCCGCCCAAGCGGAAGCCCTCATGGAGTTCATGGAGAATCACCTGGGCCTGGAAATCGGCCTCTGGGACTGGGAAGGACGCCAATGGACCGGCATCATTACCAACCCTAACGATCCGGTGGTTCAAGACAGCAAGTATAGCTATACGGGTTCTTTGGAGTTTGAAGGTCAACTTGTCTAGGGAGGCCATCATGTTTTACTTGCAAGCCCCGTATCCGACGTTGCAGACCGTGACCGTTCTGCCCGATCCAAAGTTCAGCGATGCCATGAACTTGACAGATGCGGTCACGGTGAAGCGGGCGATGGATGGCACCCGCTACACCTACGTTAAGACCAAGGGTGGCCGGCGAAAGCTGAAGTGGGTCTTCCAGTTGACGCGCAACAAGGGCCTGGAACTCAGAGCGTTTATACAGTCTTACTTTGCCTCAAAAATCTACGTGATCGACCACCTGGGGCGGGTCTGGATCGGCCACTTCACGGATAATCCCTTCGAGTTCGATACCCCCGAACGGGCGGCACCGGCCCGTCAAGGCTGGCCCCGTGGCGAGGTTCAGGCCATCAGCATCACGTTTGAAGGGGTGCTGCAAACGGCCCCGGCCGGGCTGGTCCCCTAAATCCGAAAACCAGCGGCGGCCATTTTACGACTCTCTTAGTAGCACAGCGCGGATTTTCTGCCCATTCAACGAGGTTCACCATGCGCAATATCTCAGCCAACGGTCTCGCCAAGCTGGCCAACCGCTATGGCAACGAGCCTATCTGCATCGTCGAGATCGACTGGTACACCGACGCCAACGGCAACCCTTCCACGTTGACTTACGCCGACCGGGATTTGCCCGGCCCTCCGGCCATTCCCGGCAAGATCGTGGGACTTGGCAGCCTGGACGAAGTGGTGGACATCGTACTGGGCAATGGAAGTTCTGCCCAACTCGAACTCACGCTGGACGACACGGACGGCTCGATCAAGAGCCTTTACGACCAGTACGATTTCCACAAGCAGGACGTGCGGGTCTACCAGTGGTTCAACGGCCTCGCTATGGCTGACAGGTTCCTGATCTTTGCCGGCAAGATCAATACGCCGGTGACGTGGAACGAGCGCGACCGCACGATGAAGATTACGGTCCTCTCCCATCTGGAAGACCAGGAAGTCGGCTTCTCGCCGGAGCAAGGGCAATTCTCCTGGCTGCCCAGCGCCATGTGCGGCAAGGCATGGCCAATGATCTTCGGCACCACGCAGGACTGCCCGGCCACGCAGATTACGCGGGTCTGTCAGGCCGTCACCATTACGCCGGTAGGAATCCCCTCGGGCTCCGATGCGGCCTTGGCTGCACCGCTCTATGCCAACGGCGCTACCAAGGACGTTAAGACCTACCAGAATATGTTCATCAATAACGTCAAGATCGACATGCTCTTGAGCGCCTCCATGTGCTGGGCCGACTGGGAAGGGGAGCAGGGGATTAGCTCGTTCAACGGCTACGATTCGTCCACCTACGACCCGGCGAATCCCTGTGCCAGCAAGAAACTGCAAAGCGCCGTGCTGCTGGACGAGGCCAACAAGCTGATAATGAAGAACCGCCAGCAGGCGGCGAAGGTTGCCGCCAAGGAAGAGTGCATCACGCTCTCGCGGCACGATGCGGCCGACTACTGCGCCACCAACGGCGTGGGCGACAATCCGATCCAGACCTTGGGCGGTGAAGACTTTCCGCAGAACACGCCCATCTGGGTCAACATCGGCGGCGGCTCGTTCTACGGCTACTTTCAAGGCAATCTGTTCTATTGCAGCGAGAGAGTGAACCTGGACGACGCCGTGCAGCTTGCCACGGACCTTTATACTTTTCAAGAGGGCCAGTGCGAATCGGCGAAGACGGGCGGTGTCAACCACCAAGCCTACGACATATCGCAGAAGGTTCCCTGCGGCTCTCTCTGCGACTGGCTTTCCTCCGGCATCGACGGCTTGAGCAATGATACTCTGAACAACGGCGCTTGCGGCGATGTCAACGGCTGCACGCCGCCTTGCACCATGCGTTCGGTAGGCTGTCTGGTGAGCCCGGCGAAGTCGGGCGTCAACGTGCCGGGCATTGGCATCGGTCAGTTGCCGCCCGCGAGCACCTGGCTTCGCATCTTCTGGAAAGAAGGCGGCCAGACGGTCAAGATGGAAACGGCGGAAGCAATCTCCTATATCGCCAGCATCGTGCCCGGCACGGTGTTGACCGTGAAGGCATTCAAGCAATACGACGGGCCACACGTCCTGACAACGGTGCCCACCGACTACTACACGGTGTCGAACGTGACCTACGGTTCGATTCAGGCCGTGATGATTACGATGGAGCGGGAGTTGAGCACCTACCGCTACGACGACGGCACCAACCAGGGCTGGGGCAACGAGATTTACGTCACCTTCCAGTCGTCGGTCGGTCCCAACACCGTGGACATCATGGCCTACCTGATCGAGACCTACACGGATTTATCCTGGGACAACGATAGCTTCAACTACTGCTGGCAGAAGCTCCAGGCGTTCCCCTCGAATTTTGCCCTCTTGGAAACGAAGAACATCATCGACGTGCTGCGGGACATCGCCTTCCAGTGTCGCTGTGCCCTGTGGATTTCCGACGACGTGTTTTACATGAGGTATCTGCCGGAGGAGCCGACCCTGCCGAACTTTACCCTGGCAGGCGTCGTGCCGACCGATCCTACGACGTGGGTGAACGATCCGAACTGGTCGGCCGTGCCAGCACCCGTCGCTGCCGCCGCTGGCCAGAGCGTTCTGGTGAATGCGACGGAGACTTCTGAGGAAGTCCTGACCGGCTGGACAAAGAACATCTTCGGGCAGGAGGAGCCGGTCTACACGAACGAGCCCAGCTACTCGGTGGCTGTAAGCACGCCGCAGAATCAGGTCGTGGACGTGATCCACGTCAGCGACATCGACTCGGAGACTGGCGTGGAAGTGGCCTACACGAGCACGGAGAACATCGTCACGAAGATGAAGGTCACTTGGCGCATGAGTCTGGCCCCGGACAATCCGTATCCTTCCGATGCCGAGAAGCATGAGCAGCAGATGATCCTGCGGCACAATCTGGCGATGTACGGCCTGCACGAAAAGACGTTCAACTGGTTCATCTACAACCAGCCCGACATCATTTTGAA